CCCAACAGTCGCCGCCTGGTCCGCAACCAAACGATCCACCTTCGTCTCCAGCCGCGCAGTCCGCTCGACGATGGCGCCCAGAGCAGACCCCACCCCGCGGAACTCCCGAAGCAGCTCCCGAAACCCCTCATTTATGTCAACGCCCCCCGGCTCCGCCATTTCAGATCCCCTCAACCTCAACTTCTCAACTTCTCAACTTCTCAACCTACCGCAACACCCGCTCCGCCGCAGCCCGCAAAAGCCCCGCCAAATCAGGCCGCTCATTCCCCAGATCCGCCTCGATCGTAATCGCTTCACCGATCTGGTACCGAACCCTCGAAGGGAACAACGCCGGCGCCTCACTCGAAGCCGGCAGATTCACGATCTTCACCGTGCCATCCAGCTTCAGTGGCGCCGTAGGACCAAACAACGAAAGCCGCGCCTGCACCGCCGGAACAGCATGCACGTTGTAATAACCGATCAGAAAAGCATCCATCGTCGCAGCGTCCAGGATCTGATCGTTCTGAACCTCGTCCTCCCGCAGACCATAGTTCGTAATCGAAGCCGAAGCCTCCGCGCTGATCGATCCGCCATAGTCCGCGACCGTCGAATGCTTCGTCAGCGCCTGGTCCGGATACCACTGCGTCGGCAGGTTGTTCTCCCAAACCCCCGCCGCATCGATCGACGCCGGATTATTGTTGTAAAACCGCAGCCCGATCTCCAACTTATCCGCGCCCGCCGTCGTTCCGAAGTAGCTCTCCAGATGCCACAACCCGCTCGTCACGCTCACCTGATTGCTCACAAACGTCCCGAGCAGCGTGTCTCCGGAGTACGCCCGCACCACAAACGCGATCAACGGAGGCGACACCACATCGCCGCTCACGTAGAAAGCAATCCAGTACGGCCGGCCATCCTTCACCGCGATCCGCGCCGCCGGCGTCGTGCAGATCTCCACGTACCCGCCGCCGCCCAGGATGTTCGGCGTCACCCGCACCGAGAGATCCCCATCGTAGGCCGCCACCGCCGTGCTCTGCCAATCCAGCGCCGCAAAGTTCGCCAGATGGCTCTGCCCCCGCATCCAGCTCTCCGGAAGAACCTCCGAGAACCACAGCGCCACATCATCCAGCGCAAACCCGATCGCACCGCTCTCCGCCGCGCCCGAATTGATCGTAATCCGCAGCGAAACAGCCCCGACCGTCGAAGGAAGAGTCACCGAATCCGCAAACCGATACCACGTCTCATCAGCCGCGATCGCGAAAGCGGTAAACGCATGCGACCAGAGCGAAGCCCCTCCGCCGTCGATAAGGTCAAACGTCACCACCACGTGCCACGTCTCGCCCACCGGACACTGCACGTAAAGCGCGAAAGCCCCCACAGCCGGCAGCGCCGGCAAAGCCACATCCTGGTAGATAACCTCCGTGCCCGGATTGTTATCTATGTCCAGCGAAACAGATCCAGTCCGCGATCGCGAAGTGTCTGCAGTCGGATTGCCCGTCACATTCCAATTCGGTACCGACCCGCCGCTCGCATCCTCAAACGAGGGCGAAAGCAGCAGGTTCGAATCCTCACCCGGCAGCGCCGACTTCTCGAAAGAAGGATTGGGCGCCAGGTTTGGGTAGAACAGCTTCCCGCCCGTCACATACACCGCATTCACAACCTGGCTCGTGTCCTGCGGATACACAAAAGCCTTGACCGTATCACCGACCGCGTACTTATAGGCAACGGTCTGCGACCGAGGCCTCAGATAGACCCGATCGTTCCCAGAGCCGTCCACATCACAGCCCCAGATTAGCGACCCGGGCGACAATCCCACCAGGTCATTCAGCGCCTGCGTCACACTCTTGCCGGATCCATCAAACGAGGTCAGCGTCAGCCCCAGGGCCGCGACTCCCGTCACATCAATCACGATTGAAGGCAGCCGTCCGGTCCGCTTCACCCACTGATTCACGATGTCCGTAAAAACCAGCTCGATCGACGTCGCCGAAGCATACGCCAGATTCCGCCGCACCCGATACCCATTCAAAGTCTCATGCAGCCCGTACAGCGTAGGCGACTTCCGCTCCGGATATCCAATCTCGCCCTGAGGGATCCGCACCCAACCACGGTAGATCAGAGAGCCCCAGAGATAAATGTCGACATGCTCGCCGCCCGTCAGCTGCAGCGTCTCCCACTCAACCAGGAGCTGCATCGTCCCCGTCTGCATCCCCCCGGCCTCGCCAATCTCAAACTCCACCGAGTCCAGCCACTCCTCCGGCATCCGCACCCGCTTACCGCTGGAGTCATACAACCTGGCTTCCCACTCACGACTCATCGATCACCTTCCAAGCGCTAAAGCCTCCCCCTGTTTTTAAGGGGGAGGTTGGAGGGGGTTCTTCTTCTCACCCTCTCACCCCATCACCCACTCACCCCATCAGTAATAGCGATTCGCCCACGCCACCGCAACAGAGGTATAACTCCCGGCGCTCTTCGCAAACACCACCGAATTCGACCCGACATCCAGCCTCGGGAACTGTCCATCAAAGATGGTCATCAAAGCAGTCCCGTTCTTTTTCACCGTCAAATTCAAACAATCGATCTCAATCGAATCCCCCGAAGTGAACGCCCCCGTGATCGAACAGGCATCCCCGTTAGTGGAATTCGTTATAGAGAGTGTATTGGTACCCGTCGTGCCCACCACGATCGTAATGACCGGCGCCGCCTTCGCATTGCCGGCATTGACGCAAGTCTTCGTCCCGCCCGTAGAGGTAATGGATCCCGACCCCGTAGTGGTCGCAGTCTCATAACTGAACGGATCCCCGGTCACAATGTCAAACGACACATTTACATAGTTCCGGAGCGACGTCGCATCATAATCATCCGAGTAGGCCTCATGCTGGCAGTTCCGCCAGTACCGGTCGCTCTCCAGATAGAAATTGCACGGCCCCTGGGAGAGACCCCCATGCAGCCCATCCAGCAGCGACCGAAGGTAGTTCGCCGTAGTGGTCCCCAGCGGACGAATCAGCGTCCCCCGCATCGAGATCTTCTTCAGATTCAGGAGACCCGTCAGCGTGTGGGCCCCATCATACCGCGCCGAGTTCGCCATAGGCACTCGCCGCGCCATCGAAATCGATCCCGCCCAAAGCGCCTTCGGCAAATTATAACTTCCAAACACCGGCTGATAAGTCATCTCACCCCTACTGGGAGCGCGGGCGTCCCGCCCGCTCTGGAAAGCCTCCCCCTTGCGAAGGGGCAAGCACGAAAACTAAAGCCTCCCCCTGTTCTTAAGGGGGAGGTTGGAGGGGGTCCGTATTGCCTCACCCTCTCACCCCATCACCCTCTCACCCTCTCATCTTCAGCCCGTTCCCTGATACTGCACGCCCCGCGTCTGCAAATGCCACGCCAGCTTATTCGCCACATCCCGAATATCCATTTCGTGAGAAATCTTGATGTCGCTCATATGCACCGTGATCGGCTGCACGCTCGCCGCTCGCCCGCCGCCCGCCGGAACATTCCGACCAGCAAACTCCTTGATCCCCCGCGTAAAGTGGTCCGCATAATCCGAACCCCAGTGCTGCGCCTTCCGATCGTTCCCCCAGTCATCAAACCCGAGAAACTTACCTAGACCACCCTGGGCCGCTCCAAAGCTCCCACCAGTCAACACATTGAGAATCCCGAAGATCGCCGCCTTGGCTAGCAGCTCGGCGACCATCTTTTCAAGCATCTTCACGAATCCCTGAAGGACATCTTGAAAGAATTTCCCCCAGCCCTTATGAAATAGATCCGTAAATGCATTCTCGAAGACTTCTGTCATCGTGTCTGCCATCCGATGCATCACCCGACGCCAACGCCCGAACTGTCCCTCGGCCTCTTTGGCCGGTTTCTGGGCGTTCGCGTGTACGATGCCACCGATCTCCTCATAGAGCTTCCGCCACTCCTCGCTATAAATCCGAGTCGCGGCAATTTTCTGTTCGAGGATCTTCAGGTACTCGCGATAATCACGATGATCTATCTCATAGCGAACCCGAGCCGATTCCTCATACGCTGCCACCGTCTTGGTCATATAGGCGCTAGCCTTACTCGCCATCGACCCAAAGTCAAATCCACCAGTGAGTTTACTAATCGCCTCGCTCGCCGACGCTGCAATTCCTTGCGTCCGGATCGCGTTGCCGATCTTCTGCCACGCATCGGCGGTTTCTCGCGAGACGATATTGAAGCGCTCGTCTTCGTCGACCGCCTTCTGGATGGCCTTACTGATTTCTTCAAAGGCTTCCTTCGTTTCAGTCGAGATGAGGTTGGCTTGCTTCTCGCCTTTTGCCCTAAACGCCGCCTCATCCTTGCTGATCGCAGCTGCCTCGGCGCCCAACTCTTGGGTGGCCAACCCCACCGGCACACCGCTCTTCCGCCGATCGTAGAACGCATCCAACGCCTGCCGGCGCCGAACATCAAACTCGTTGTGCGTCAGCTTGTAGATGCTATCCAGCGTATCCTTGATCGCCCGATTCGCCTCCTCAGCCTTCTGCTTGATATCGTCCAGCGCTCCCGCAGCTCCGCCCTTACCGCCGCCATGATGCCCACCACCGCCGCCGCCCAGGCCGTGCCGTCCACCACCAGCACCACCACCAGCACCGCCGCCCGTGGTTTGATTCAACAGCTGCCGGGCCGTGTCGCTCACGGCCTTCATCGCCCCGATCGTATCATGCACCCGGTTCACAACCGCGTCCGCACTATTTGAGATGGCCGTCCCGACCGCCGTCACCGCAGTATTCGCGATCGCACCCAGCATCGGGTTCAGCGCCCGCAGCGCGCCCACCGCCGTATTGACGCCATTCTGGATCGTCCCGGTGATCGAGCTCATCATGGTGGCCACGATGGTCTGCAGCGTCACGAACGCAGCCCGTCCTGCCGAGACCATGTCATTCCAAAGCTGTTTCACCGCCTCGACCGTATGCGCCCACCCGATCCGAATAAACGGCTCGACCCAGTGCATAAACCCGGTCACAATGCTCCGGATCCGCAGGAAATCATGGTTCCACGCAGCTGCAAACAGCGCCAGAGCCGCAATCCCGCCCGCGATCGCCAATCCAACCGGCCAGAACGCCGCGGCCACCGCTCCCAGCGTAGTCCCGGCTGCGACCGCCGCCGCCGACATCGTCGCGAAAGCCCCCGCCGCAACCAAAATCACACCACCCAGAGTCACCGCGCCGGCAGCCAGAGCCGCAAACACAACCACGCCTTGCTTCACCCAGTCAGGAAGAGCCACAAACACATTCACCAGATCCTGCACGCCTGTCACCAGGCCGCGGACGTACGGAAGCAGCACCTCCCCGATCTGTATCGCCAGGATCTGGACGTCCTTCTTCAAGATCTCAAACTGAGCCGCGGCGCCCTGGTTCTGCCGATCAAGAGCAGCCATCGCCGAACCCGCGCCCTTGCTCGCCGAACTCATGCCGGCCAGCATCTCGTTGAAGTCTTTACCCTCGTTTTTCGACAGCGAGAGCAGTGCTTTCATCGCTCGGTGCTCGGGCATCAACTCCATCATCGCCTGCTTGTTGCCTCGAGTCTTCTCGATAACTTCGGCCAGCCAGCCTGCAAGTCCCTTACTTTCAAGTGCAGCTATGCCGTACTCGATTCCAAGCGAGTGCATCAGCTCAGCAGCATGTTGCTGAGGCTTCACTGCCTGGATAATCAAGTTGTTTAGTGCCGTTACGCTCTCAGCCGCACTGATGCCGCCCCGGGTCATGACAGCAAGACCCGCCGATATCTCCTGAAGGCTTATTCCCGCATTTTGCGCCGTTGGCAGCACGTCTCCCAAGGTTGTGGCCAGCTCCCCAAACGTGTTGACGCCGAGGTCGACCTCACGGAAGAGGACGTCCATAGCCTCCTTCGCAGAGTTAACCCCTGATATCCCGGAGTTCAGGACTGCCATCAGCACTTTGCTCGAAGTAGCCGTGTCCGTCATACCCGCGGAAGCGCCGATCGCCGACTGCTTCAAGTCCTCCAGAGCAGCTCCGCCGGAGGCGCCCGAAGAGTAAATGTCATACAGCGACTTCGCCAGGTCCACCGGACCCTGCCGGATCTTCGGATCCTCCGCGATCTTCAGCGCGTTATCATGCAGCTCGTTAAACTGCTGCCCTGTCAGCTTCGCGATCGAGTCGACGTTCCGCAATCCCTGATCGAAATCAGCTGCGACCTTCGTAGCCTCGCCCAGGCCCGCCAGCACCGCCGCGCCCGCCACCGCCATCCCGGATCCGATCGACGTAGCAAAGCCCGCCGCATGCTGCTGCATGCTAGCGCCCAGCTCCCCCATCAAGCCTTTGGCCAGCTGCACGTCAACGCCCAACTGCGTCAACGACAACCGCACCATCGCACTAATTGTCCCTAACGACTGATCCGGCAACCTCTCAACCTCTCAACCTCTCAACCTCTTAACTTCTTAACTTCTCAACCTTGCAAAACCACCGGCACCGTATAAGCCACCGGGTTCTTTGCCACGAATCGTAAACACTGCCGCCACTGCGTCCTCCGCAGCTCGGCGACCTCGTCAAAAGTCCAACCCCACCGCTCCGTTATCCGGCAGAGGATGTCTCCGTAGTCGGGAGGACCAGCGTAGGGTTTCCCTTACCCTCAGTAGCCCCAAAACCCGACACCGACTTCACGATGTCCATCAAAGGATTCGCCCGGAAGTTATCCAGTAGGTCATCTTCGGTAACTGGCACAATATCGCCATCGCGATTCTTCCGGAAGATAATCATCCGCGCGATCGGCAGCGCAGCCCTCAGGACTGCGCTCGGCTTCGCACCCGCAAGGAACTGCAGCTCATCAGCCATGTCCGCGAGCTCGATCTCCTGGCGCAGCGTCATCTCCCGCGTGAACCAGCCCGGCCGGCCATCAATTGGGAGGTACCCGCCCAGCATCCTCTGGATCGGCGCCGCATCCACCGCATCGCTCGTCGGACCGCTCTCCTTATCCAGGATCGGGAATCCGTAGTCATCCACCGGCCCATCGATCTTCAGATCGTCGACATTCACTGCACCACGTCCCAAATCGCACCTCCTGAATTAAAAGCCTCCCCCTTACGAAGGGGGCAAGTCCGAAAACTAAAGCCTCCCCCTGTTTTTAAGGGGGAGGTTGGAGGGGGTCTCTTGCGCATCCCCCTATCATTTCGCGCGAAATATCGCAAGGGGCATCTCGTACTGCCCCTTGCGGAAGAGAGGAGGAATGCAGAGCCAACCGAAGTCCCCCCGCACCCGCTCACTCTCTCACATCATCAGCCCTAGAACCTAGCCCGAGAACACTTGGTTCAAGAACGAGCTCTTCCCAAACCACTCATGCATCTTCGCCGGCGTCACCGAAGTGTCACCGTAGACGTTGCCCGTGATCTTCTCGCCCGTCCAATCACGCAGCTTCAGCGCATTGGATAGATCCGTGCACACGCACCCATAGACCTTCAAATTGCGTCCCGAGCCATCCAGCGGATTCATGCAGTGCACCGTGAAAGGCACCGGCTCATCATAAGCGTAGTGCGTCTGAACATAGCCCGCGTTCAGAATCTGCGAAGTCGCGAGAGGAACCTGCGCAGTCGCAACGCCATAAAGCACGATGTCAAACGAAGTGCCCGCATTGTTAGCGATCCAATAGACAGGAGCCGCCGCCGCCAAAGGCGCCGTAGTATACGAAGCCGAGCTCGCAAACCAGTCCACCGAAGTCACACCCGCCGGCAGCGCGCCCAGCGAGGTCACTGTGATCTTCTGGCCACTGGTCACGGTCGCATCGGTCAGCGGGCTCATCACCGTCGCGCCGAACGAATTCCGATAGGCATAACCCACCGCAATATGACCAGCCGTGAACGGAGTCGACCCCGAAGCCGGTGTAAGTGTCGGACCAGCAGTCGGCGAAGCCACCGAGGCCTGCACCGCCGGCGCAGATCCGCCCAAAAGCAGCTGATACCGCTTGAGCGAATAAGAAGCAATCTGCAGGTCGATGGTGTACTTCCGATCCGAGATCCCCACGCCTGTCGCCGAATACTGCTCCGGTCCCATGCTCTCCTTGAGCGCCGTCGCGATCTTGTAGTCAAACGACTGCAGCTTCGCGAACGGCACATCGTCCGCGTTCGTCAAAGTTCCAAACAGATACGCCTCGCCAAACTCCTGCCCGGCTGCGGCAATAACAGGTCCCATACGTCCTCCAATGCCGCCAGAAGGCAGCGAAATAACAGCTTGCGCCGTTCGAACATTTACAGCATAAGGCGCCCCGCTGGCCGTGGCCGTCAGGACGCATGTGCCCACATTGGGCGATCGATAGTAAAACGAAACCGAGCTCTGTCCCGCCGGCACAGTCGCCGTCGAAGAGGGCGAGAACGTCCCCGAAAGATCCGAGCTCGTCAGCGCAAACGCCTGCCCGCCTCCACCCGCCACCGCCGGATCCGTCCCGTTGAACAGCTCAATGGTATAAGCCCCGGTCAGCACATTCACATCAGCCGAGTTCGATGCCGGCGTCAGCGTAAACGAAGTCGGTGAAGGCGGCGAAGGCGCCGTCACCACCACCCAAACAGCCTGTGCCGGCTCCGCAGCCAGCATCCCCCCGCTCGGCGCAACAATAATCGCGTAGGATCCCGGCGTCGCGTTCGCGTAGGTAAACGACCCCGAACCAACTCCCGGCCCCAGCGTCAGCAGTGTCGGAGAAAACACTCCGCCCGCGCCGCCGTCCGAAAGCACAAAATCCTGCGAGCTCCCACTGATCACCAGCTGCGTAACAGTGATCGTAGCCGGCGACCCCGCCACAACAGTCTGCGTCGGCGGCGAAACCGAATACCCGCCACCCAATACCGGCATCACTCACTCCCAGTAAAACAAAGCCTCCCCCTTGCGAAGGGAGTCGCATCAAAGCCTCCCCCTGTTTTTAAGGGGGAGGTTGGAGGGGGTTCTTCTCCCCAGCCACTAGCCACTAGCCACTAGCTACTAGCTACTCACTCACCTCAATCACATTCCACCGCGACAGGCCAAACCACCCGTTTCGCTGATCGTCGTACAGCACGTTCAGCCCCACCAGCGGATCGATCCACGCGCACTCCCCCGAATCCAGCACCGGCGCCGGACACCCATACCGCCGATCGATCAGCCTGGCCATCGCAGCAAAGATGTCCGTCACCGTGTTCGCTGTCCCGTACCAGCTCCAAATCTCAATATCGTAGATACCATCATCCACCGCGCTCCCATGCGCGAACCGATGATCCGCCGTCCCACCGGAAGGCCGGAAGGTAATCAACGGCATCAGAATTCCGTCAGCATCCTTCACCGCGGGAGCGTCGTTCATGTTTCCGTGGTAAACATTTGGCAGCGACGTGTCCGTATCAACCCCCAAAATCGACCCCAGCGTCTGCTGATATCCCAGCCACTTCCCCGAAAGCGTCTCGACCCCGGCCAGCCGCCTATAAATCGCAGTATTAAGTGCCGAACTCACACGCCCACCCTCTCAAAGTAGCAGGCACACTCCGTGTGCCGTCCGTCAACGTCCGATCCGTCAGATCCGACCGACCACCCAACAAAAAAGAGACCCGTCTTCGGATCCCCTTTCGTGTATTTCGCGTTTTTCGTGGAGTCTATTCCGCCGCGCGCCCATTCCCCAACCGCGTCACCAATATCTTCCGCAGCCGCTCCTTGTTCGCCTCAAGCGCCGGCCACAACCAGGACCACTTACCCTTCTTCGCCAACTCCAGGAAGACATCATAGTCCATCCCCGCGGAAAGATATATCTCGATTATCTCCCCGCCGTCGACTACAGTACCGGCAGTCGAAACGTTCGTGGCCCCTGTCTCAGGCTTCCACGGATGATGCGTCTTCGCATAGTTCGCGAGCAGCTCCGCAATCTCACCCGCGGCCAGCAGCGCATTGACCCTCAGCCCCTCCGCATAGAGCTCCAAGTGATCAAAAACAACCGCCAACCCCTCCAACTGCCCAAATTCACTCAACTTAAAGCCTCCCCCTTGCGAAGGGGGAGGTTGGAGGGGGTCCGAATCCCTTCACCACTTCACCACTTCACCACTTCATCAAGCGATCAGCTCCGTATCCACCTGCATCGAACCATCATAACGCCTCGGCTCAAACTGAACCACCCACCGCACCCCGTCCGGATCCACCAGCCTATCCTGGACCCGAATACTCGGAAAAGGCTTCGTCTCAAACACAAACAACTGCTTCGTCGCCGTCGCCAGGCCCGGCCCCTGCGCGTTATGCGTGGCCTGCTCAAGCCGCATCAAACTCGTCTTCGAGTAATAGTTCTTCGTGGCCATTCCGGATCCAACCGTCCGCCACGACTTAGCCTTCCCCCCAGCCCCATCCCCAACCCGAACTTCCCTCTGGATCCTCACCAGCACCGGCGACAAGCTCACATCATCACCTCATCACATCATCAAATCATCAAATCATGCGCGGCGCCATCATCCGCAGTCGACGCCCTGAAGGCCTCTTGTAATCCCGCAGCGCCGTCAGGAAGCCATCGTGCCAATCCCGCATCGTCTCCAGCGCGTAGGTGTAGCTCACGTCGCCCGTCGTCTTCTTCAGCACCCGGCCATCCTGCTGAAATAGCAGCTCGTTGCTGATCGAGCTCATCATCTCGCCGCAGGCAGCCTCCCACAGATCCGCGGGAATCTCCGCCGCAAACCCGAACTTACCGATCACCTTGATATTCTGCCGGCCAACCGGAAAGATCGTGCGATACGGAAGGAACGCCGCATTCGTCGCATACGCCGGCAGCGACCCCTGGGCCACAATGATCCGCGTCCGCGCGATCGCCTGGTCCTCTACCAGCAGCACATTATCCAGCGTATAGCCCGGATCCGACTGCAGCCCGATCACAACCACGGAGGAGAGCGAGACCATCTCGTCCACCTCCTGCTCCGCCGCGCCCGTGCCGTCGTAGAACCGCTCCTCGTCATCCGCCCCGGCCACAAACTGCCGATGCGTTTTCCGCAGGATCTGCCCGATCACATCCGCGCGCGCCCGCTCAAATCGATCGGCAAAGCGCTGCGGATCCAGCCGCGTCTCAAGCCCCGCTGACTTGAGCAGCAGCTCCCCATCCGCCTTCACCGGCCAATCCGTATAGTCCGCCATCAGTCACCACCCAAAGTAGCAGGCACACTCCGTGTGCCGTCCGCATTGCTCCCTCTCCGCTTGCGGGGAGGGCTGGGGAGGGGTCTGGTCACCCGCTCACCCCATCACCCTCTCACCCCATCATCTCTTCTTGCCCGGCAGCTTCGGCGCGCCCATAAACGAATCGCCCGCCGCATCACTCAACGGATCGCCCGTCCCCGGCTCAGTCGGCTCCGCGCGCGCCGGCGTGCTGATCATCGCCAGGAACTCCGCGTCATCAATCACCTCGAAGCGAGGATTGCCAGCCCAGCTCTCAGCGACCTCATCGCTCACCTCAGCAATGGCCACAAAGCAGCCCGTCCGCTTGTCCAACACAGGACTGAACTGCACCCTGTTCACCGTGTCGTAAAACGTCGAAAAATTCTCCATCCGCACTCTCGGCATAACACCCTCCCAAAGTAGCAGGCACACTCCGTGTGCCGTCCGCCAGAAACAAGGGGACCGGTCTCCCGATCCCCTCTCTTCACTAGCTACCAGCTACCAGCTACTAGCCACCCACGCGCCTGTCTAGATCGGATGATAGTGAATGTACGCATACCCAACCAGACCGGCGCACGCACCGGAGGCCTTCGAAGCGGTAACCCACTTACCCGCGGCCAGCTTTTGCTTCGCCTTACCGTTGGTTCCGGCATCGCCAAGGTTGTCGAACACGCCCGCTGCAGTTCCAACATCCAGGCCGTCCATCAAGTTGTCGCTCGATGTGGTTGCGTTCGTCGCCGTGGTGCCTACGTCCACAGTCGACGCGGCTGTCGACTTAGTGGTCACGTCGAATTCGATTCGATCAATGATGATCGAAACCGCCTCCGGATTCTGCCACGCCAACACACCGCCGCCCGTATCCAGCGCCGCCAGCGCCACCTTGGCAATGTTTATATGCCGATAGCCCGATCCGAACCGCGACAAATCGCCGTCCTTGTAGATGGCATCCGAAATGCCATCATTCTCAATCTCAATCATGTATCACGCTCCCCAGCCCAAACCGCGTAGGGGCGACCCTTGTGGTCGCCCTCTCACCCTCTCACCCACTCACCCTCTCCAGCCCTACGCCAGGTCGACGGTCGGCAGTTTCACCAGAGCGTGCATATACTCCGGTCCGTGGGCAATGCCCAACTGGCCGTAGATCTGCGTCTCATCCGAGGAACCCTGCTTGTACAGCGCTTCCTCGAACAGGATGCCCTTGCCCGGAACCGGGAGGCCGACAATGCCGGCGACACCCAGATTCAGAATCGCGAAGTAGTTCGCGGGCATGTCAGGCTCCAGGACCAGGTTCAAGATTCCGAACCGGGTGTAGATCTGCCGCAGCTTCAGGCCGGCGATCTCGCGATCGTATGGCGGAGTGGTCTTGCTCTCGTACGCCGCCTGCACATTGTTGAACTGGATCGTGTCGCACATGATCGTCCACGTGTCATCCGGATTGTAGCCGGTGGTGGCCACCAGCGCCCGAAGCGCGCCCTCGACCTCGGTCTTATACAGCGCGGCAGTGTTGACCGTGCTGCCCGAGTGGTCGATCAGGTTCGTGGTGATCGCCGTGAGAATGCCGCGAGTCTTGAGCGCCGTGCCCGAAGGATCCGCCGGATTGGCGTAGGTGCCCCGGAGGAACGAGTAGTTCGCATCCTGAGCGATCGTGTTCAGCGCCGCCATAACCTGAAACGCCTCCGAACGAGGGTTCTGTACCTGGCCCTGGGCGCTCGCCTGCGGAATCGGCACAACGCCGGAAACCGCCTTGTCGCTCTGGGACAGGTAGCTCAGCGAGACCTTCTCATGGAAGAGCTGAACCACGTTCGTAGTCTGCGTCAAACTGCGGTACTGTGCCGCCGGCGCCGCCGCGCCTTCCAGAATGGCCGGCTGGGCAGGCGCCCGCAAATCATGGAACACGCCGATCGGAAACTCCTTCGCAGCAGTCTCGATCAGCCCACCATGAATCCCGCCGAGCAATCGGAGCAGCGCATTCGGCCGCTTCGAGCTCTGAAACAACTCTCCTAGATACGGTACAGAGTTGTTAACTCCGACCTGTGCAGTCCCACTCATCGAACATATCCTCCTGGCCCAAAGGCCCAATAATCCGCATTAGCTCCCTCTCCCTTCATGGGAGAGGGCTGGGGTGAGGGTGGGCCTATTGGCTTGTCACCCCATCACCCACTCACCCTCTCACACGCTCACCCGACCGATCCCCGCCCGCTCCCGCTTCAGCGTAATCGCGAGCGCATGGTTCCCGGCCTTCTCCGCTGCAGCGATCCGCTCGTCCGCAGTCGGGTTCTGCTGCCCCGGAGGCGCCGTCTGAGTTCCCGCCTGAAGAGGAGCCCGAACCACAAGCCCGGCGAGTTTCGTCGCCGACGCCCGCAGGCCCGCCTCATCCTCACCCTGCAGAAACTCCAGCGTCTCCGGAGACAGCGACATCTCTGCCGCTATTCTGCGCTTCAAGTTCTCACTCTCCAGCGCCTTTACTTTGGCTTCAGCCTCATCCGCCCGCTTCTGTGCCTTCTGCGCTTCCGTCAGATCGGCCTCCTTGCGAGCATTCTCAGCCTGCTCCAACTGAGCCAGCCGCGCTTCCGAAGAAACACGCTTCGCCTCCGCCGCCTCAAACAGCCGCCGGAACTTGTTCTCATCGTTCCCGCCCTGCCCATCAGCAGGAGGAGTCGTCGCCGCCGGCGTTCCCGCAGCCGGAGCAGTCGTTTGTAGTGTGGGGGCTTGTCCCCCGCCGGCATTCGCCGCGTCGGCCGCACCAGCAGCCGGAGTAGTCGCATCAGCCATTCAATTCATCTCCTATCGGGTCTCGGCTCTTACACTGTGCCGTACAGGTGTTATAGAAAGAGCCCGGCCACCACGGCCAGGCCCGAACATCCAAACCAACATTTCGCGCGAAATAAAGTAGCAGGCACACTCCGTGTGCCGTCCGCCTCACTACTCCGGAGAAGCCGCCACAGGTCCCTCATCCGCCATGATGATCGCCTTGTTCGCCCACATCGAAACCTCTTCTAGCTTCGTGATCGCAACGGCGCGCTCACGGCCCGGCGGAATCACTTCGAGGATCCGCGCGTGCATCGCCTTGCAACCATCCCGTATGCCAGCAATCTGCTCAACCTGTGCCGGGCTCGGCCGGTGATAATCAAAAGGATGCTTCAAATCTCCCCTCCCGTCATAAGTAAAGCGCGTTCTCTCAATGGCTGCACACGGTCCTTCGTGGCCGGCCACACGAGTACAGAACCAGCCAGGTGGAGGCAGTTTACAAAGTGCGGCCATTGGCTTCACCCCTTCTTCACCCCATAGTAAACAAGCTGCCCCTCCGGAACTTCCTCCGGCTCAGCCTTCTTCACCACCCACTGCTCCTCCGGAAACAACGTCATAATCGACACCGTGAAGCACAAACACCTCGGATGCCCCGTGGGCAGCGTATCCGGAAAGTAATTCCCCGGACCCAGCCCGTCCGTCTCATCGCTCGCAAACACATCGCAGATGCAAATCCGAGGATGAGCCGCCGAGAGCCTCCAACCGATCGCGCTCACATACGGCAGCAGCTTCCCGTGCTCATCAATCACACTCTGCCGATGAGCCTCACGATACGCCGTATTGATCTCCGTCCGCGAGATCGTCATCGCCTTCAAACGAGCATTCTTGACACCGTCCGTCTCCAGAATGGGAGCAATCCGCTTCGCCAGGTTCCGCGCCGATTCACCCTTCGCGATCCCGTCCAGCACCGTCTCGGATATCTGATCGTGCAGGTCCGTCTTCAGCTTGTAAAGCCGATCGTAAAGGTTCCGCCCATCCGAAAACAGCCGATTGTAAACGATCTGCAATACCCGCCGGTCGATCGATCCCAACCGGACCGACGCCTGCAGTCCATCAACTAACCCGGCGCCCTTCCGAAAGACAATCCCCTGCTCCTTCAGACTGACTTCGAGCAGCGCGATCTCCCGCGCCTCCGCTGCCCTGGCCATCTCACTAATGCCGGCGTCCAGACCGAGCTTGTACTCATCCGAAAACGACTGGACCACTCTGTCGAGGCTCGCCAACATCTCACGCCGGTACCGATCGCTCAGGATCCCCCGAGGGACATTGCGAATGGTCTCCCGCATCTCCGCGGCAGTGTTCGAAAGCAGCGTCTCCAGCTTCCGCACCGCCTCCGTGTCCAACCGGATCTGCGTCCGCCGAGCCTCCCGCACGATCTCCCGATAAGCCTGCGCATTCGTTAACTCAGGAGCCGCCTCAACCGCCGGCGCCGCTCTCTCAATTACTGCCGCATCAGACAAGTCTCAAAAGCCTCCCCCTGTTTTTAAGGGGGAGGTTGGAGGGGGTCTCTTCTCACCCTCTCACCCATCACCCCATCACCTCATCAGGCTTCTGGATCGGCATCGCCGCCGCGTTTGTCGCCGTCGACGTCGCCAGCACCGGCTCCGGCTGCTTCTCCAGCTCGTCCTCCAGCGCCTCAACATCCTCAATCCCCTCCAGCGCCGCAACGATCCGGATCGCCCGGGCATGAGGCAGATATCCTGCCAGCTCCTCTTCCTGCGTCCGGCCCACGGCCGCCGTCAGCTCGTCCTGGCTCAACTGGAAGTAAGCAGGCCACTTCAGCTCCGCTGCCCACGTGGACTTATCCTTGTCGTTCACCCCGAGATCCACGCCGGCGCGCTGCAATCCCCTCGCCATCTTGCCCAGGAAAGGAATCAAACCATCGGCGCCATAGCTCCGCTTCTTATCCTCAGTCACCTCGATCTGAGGCAGATACAGCTGCGCCAGCACCGCATTCGTCAGGTTCCCTTTGTTCGAAAACTCCGCCTGGTCCACCCACACGGATCCCGCGCTGTCCAAAACTTGTTTCCGCAGATCCTTCGCATACTCCATCATCGCAGGCCGCAGCCCGTTGCCCGAACTCGGAAATACCACCTTGCCCTGCGATCCATCACTGCCGGCGTTCTTCGATTCCAGCGAGAGCGCCTGGCTCGGCTGCAAAGGCTTCATCAAATCGTCATCGTCGACGTCGAGATCGATGTAGATAGGATTGACCGTCGAGTCGAACTGGTTCGATCGATCCATCAAGTGATAGGTCAGGTGGATCCGGTCCAGCACACGATACAGCCCGCCGTCCGGCTCATCATCGATATCCCACAGATCACCGGCGCCCCAAACGTCATCGGTCTCGATGTTCTTGATCCGATGAAGGGGTATCAGTTGAAACGGATTCGGCCGTGAATACGCCTCATCGATCACCCAACCCTCGTAAGTGTCCGGATCGCTCCGATGCATCGACTCATCCTTCACAGGATAGTAATGCACCTCGCGCGCCTCCGTCCACTCCTCGCGGTACCAGTACGTGCAGGCCTCGATCGGATCGTAATAGGGATACTGCACCCGCGCCATGAGCAATTTCTCACGATTGTGCGGATGAAAGTACAGCCGAACCTGATTCGTCAGCGAGAGCGACTGAATCGAGATCGCCGGCTCTGCCAACTCATCGTAGGCAAACTTCAGCACCACGCCGCCGTCCAGGCCGCCCTGCCGCGCGATCGCCGTCAACCGGGAAGGCATTCGGTTCTCGTCCCACACCTCACGAACACGCTCCTGCAGACTCTCATTCCCCGGAAACGAGATTTCCAGCGGCTTCCCGAACAGCCACTGGGCGCCGCGTCGAATGATCGCCTTGGCGATCGGCATGCACCTCGGCAGCGGACCCCTGTCCTCTTCCTTCCAGTTCTTGAACCACCAGAGCGGATACGGCTTCAGCACGTGATAAGCGCGCGCCTGGCTGGCCAGCTTCTGAATCGACATCAGTCCCGGCGGAAGCGTCCGCGTATTGATCAGCCCATCCGCCAATTGCGCGTCCGTCACATGCACACTTCCATCCCCCGCCCGCATCTAGCAAGCAACCACTAACCCGCAATCAGCAACCGCTCAGACCGCTCCCCCGCGCCCGCGCCTCGCACCCTTCCGATTCAGCGTCCCCATCACCCGCATCAAACCGTAAACGAACGTATCCGTCAGATCCTTGAACTTCCCGTTCGGAAACGTCGTGATCTGGTGCAAAAAGTCCGTCACCCAATCCCGAGTGTCCGGATAGATCCCCGGATCCGGCAGCACCACACGGAGCGCCTCGCACATCGGAGTAACACCCTTCGCGCGCGCCTCTTTATCCGTCTCCGCGGCAACCCCTATAATCGCCAGGTCAGGCCGCGATCGCCGGATATACCGGATCAGCGTGGTCCCACTCACCTTGTCTTCGATGTACTCGCCCTTGTACTTGTCGCCATATACACCGCGCAGCCAATCCGCATTCTCAACCAGGAACTGCTCCACATCCGGAGTGTCCCAGTGCCCGGATCCCGCGCGCAAGATCGGAACGTCGCCATTCTTCAGCAGCCCCATAACGGTGAAGGCCGACTCATCGTTCGATTCCTTCTCCTTCAGCGCCGTATCCCAGCAGGTCCACACCTCCAGGAGATCGTCGAGCTGCTTGTACCGCCGCTCGAACCACGCCTTCTTGAAGATGTTTCCTTCCGCCGGCGACGGCCGCTGCTGGTGCTGCCCCGCAAACCCGTCGCTGCCCAGCTCCGACTTCAGAGAAACCAGAACCTCCGGATTAAACATCTCCGGGAAGAGCAGCTCGTCAGGCTCCGTCCGTGGATCCGTCCAACCGATCGAAGTAGCGCTTCTCCGATCGGGCTCAAACTCAGTCGGCAGACACAGATGCTCGTAGCCGCCCCGGGCCAGCAAGTGCCCGGTCAAATCATCCTCATGCAGCCGCTGCATGATAATGACCTTCGCGCCCGTCCGAGGATCGTTCAACCTGGTGGGCATAACTTTGTCCCACCACAAAATGCACTCTGCCCGGGCAGCGTCGCTCGGCGCCTCTTTGGCGTTCAACGGGTCATCGCAAACGATCTTGTCACCGCGGAAACCCGTCGCCCGCCCGCCGACAGACATCGAAAACCGGAAACCCTTCCGGTCGTTCTCGAAGTGTCGCGCTGCGTTCATATCGGCCTTCAGTTTCCACCGAGGCCGAAACAACCCGCGATACCAATCGCTCTGCACCACATCCCGGCAGCGCACCGAATCCCGCAGCGCCAGGTCCATCGCATAGGAGGAGAACAGCGTCCGAATCTCGGGCCGATCTATCCACTCCCACGCCGGCCAGAACACGCTTACGATCAGCGACTTCATGTGCCCGGGAGGGATGTTGATGATCAGCCGCTTGATCCGGCCGTCCGTCACCGCCTGCAAATGCTCGCACACCACATCGATGTGCCAATTCCAAAGCAGCGGAGTGCCAGGCTCTACAATCTCCCAGCCCTGCCGCACAAACTCAGCAAGCGATCGGCGCGCCTTCTGCGCGAGCAGCGCCTCCTCAGTCTCAGCCGGCAGCCAGGGAGTCAACTCCTCCTGCAGCTGAGTGGAGAACGAGCACACGTCGAACCGCGCCTGCGATCCTTTCCGCAATTTCAGGGTCCGCCTTTGCAATCTCGGCGAGCAATGTCTCCCGCAGCAGCTGCATCGATCGCGCGTCAGCCAGCATCTGGGCGAGCTCAACCAACTGCCCAACCGTCGCGCGAACCTCCCGCGCCGTACTCAAAATCAACTCTCGCGGATCCGCATACGTCTGCTTCGATCCGACCACCATCCCGCCGTACCGCTCTGCCCGCTCGAGCAGCTCCTGCAAGCTCGCCTTCGCCTTCTTTGGCTTCTCTTCCCTGAAGTCGAGGTAGGTCACCATCACCTCTTCACTTCGAGGTCCGATGTCGTACCGCGTCGGATCATCCACATCCCGGAGCCACCGATCGCTCGCATCCATCAGCAGCGTCGTCTTCTCCAGCGTCTCCCGAATCATGTCCAGCGCGTCCAGCTGCCCCGCGACGAACCGCGTCGACTCCGGACCGCTCACCACCGCCACGGCCGCAGCCTGAAACTTCAGATGTTTCCGCCGCTTGTTCACCGCCTGCCGGCTGATCCCGCGCCTCTCCGCAATTTGAGATGAAGAGAGCCCCTCCGCCAGGTCCGCAGCCAGCTCCGCATCAGTCATAGCCATGCAAAACGGAAACCCTTTCGGAAACCTTGGTGCGCGGTCGTCTCGACCGCATTCACCCTCTCACCCTCTCACCCTCTCACCCCATCACGGTTTCACGCAGCTCACCAAACCCACGCAGCCTCTTCAACGCCGACGCCCGCAGCTGATACACCCGCGACTCCGAAATCCCCAGCTCCTTCGAGATATCCAGCAGCGACCGCCCGGCCTGATAAGAAGCAAACACGATAAACCGTTCACGCTCCGGCAGCAAATCGAGCGCCCTCAGGAGCGCCGCACGCTGCGCCTCACCCAGCGCCAACAACTCAGGGCCCGCAGCATCATCCGCCATCAAATCAGCGTACCGATGCCCATTCTCCGAACCCGCCGCCGGCAAAACCGAATTCTCCAGCGAGACAGGCCGCGTAGCTACCAGATCCTCGCCCTGCTTGATCCGCTCGCGCACCGATCGAGGAGCATAATCCCACTTCCGAGCCTGCTCCAAAACCGCGCCCCGCATCAGCGCGATCGCATACGTCCGAAAGGAAACACGCCGCGCCGGATCGAAAGAACGCGCCGCCTTGCACAGTCCAAATGATGCCGCGCCCTCTAGATCATCAATCTCAAGACCGTCCTGCGCATATCTCCGCAGCGCCCGGGCCGTCACCTTTGCCAGATGAGCATGCTCCCGAATCAAACGATCTTGATCACAACTGCAAAGAGCCGCCACTAACGCCTCCGAGCCTCAGACAACAGTGCAAAGCCAAAGCAGATAATGAAGACCAGCAGCACCACAAAAGCCCCCTGGCCATCCACAATCACGTCATCCCATCCCGTTAGCATCGCCACTCCAGATCCAGCCCACGCACCAAAAAGCCCCGGAAACTTTCCCGCGAAAGTCCGGAGCCCTAAAACCTGAAACGTGTAACCTGAAACCTGTCCTACTTACTAATCACGTTTTTTCGCCAAAATGCACAATTCCCCCCGAAAATAATTCCCGAAGCCGCCAAACGCCCATAATGTATAATGTACCCATCCCGCAGACACCCGTTTCCGTTCAATGCAGGAGGCGCCACTTGCCTACCAATCGCTCCGATGAAATCGACCAGATTAGAACCCGCCGCCATCAGGCAATCGATCGCGTGCTGCAGGAAGTCAGAGACGAACTGAGAGCGCTGCCCTACGGCGAGGTCCACATCACAGTCAACGATCACAAGGTAGTTCAGGTCGACGTGCTCAAGAAACGTCGATTAGTGTAAAATACTATCGGAAGAGCCGCAGAACCAAAAGCACCACTCGACCGTCACACATTCGCGCAGCGTCACTCGACAACGAGAGCGCTTCGTTCCCTGTAACCACTCTCCGGAGACCGTTTAACCGACATCGGGCGACGATCACAAGAAGGATCGTCGCCCGATGTCACCATTAGAACTCGCGCCCCTGCTTCCGTCGCTCCGCCCAAAACTCCACCGCACCGCCTTCAAACGCACCCGCGCCAGCCGCGAAGATCTCGAAGACATCGTCGAAGACACGATCGTCATCGCCCTGGAGAAAGTAGCAGGCACACTCCGTGTGCCGTCCGCCGAATCTTCCGATCCATCCCATCAGTCCGAACATTTCGATGCAGTCCACTGCTGGCTGCAAGCCATACTCAGTAACGTCATCAAGCGCTTCCAAGCCGCCCGCGCCAAAGCGCCCCAAACCGTTCCACTGGAAACCGCGGTCGAGACGCCGTCGCCGCCCCCGCTCGTTCCCCGAGATCAGGTCCTCAAGGCCAAAATCAACCAGCTCCCCGAGAAACTCCGATGGCTCACTCTGGGATGGCTCGACGGCCGCACCCAACAAGAGCTCGCCCGCACATTCGAAATCGACCGAAATACCGTAGCCAATCGCCTGGAGCTCGCCTTCCAGCAGCTCGGCAGCGCCTGCCCCGACGAAGACGAACTCACCTACTCCACTTCCGATATCGACTACTGCTCCCGGCACGCAATCTATCACAAGCCCGCCGGCACATGCGCCCGCTGGATGCACACCCATCCCCCCGACCACCGCTTCCCAAAAAACCACTCCCTCTCCCCTTGTGGGAGAGGGCCGGGGTGAGGGGTCCACGTGCAATCCGACCCATCCATTAAAGAATTAACAAATTTGTTAAGCCAGGAGAATCCGATGAACACCCACCACCGCACCAAATCCAAGCGCCTCGCCGCAGTCCGCCGCGATCGCGCCAATGCACGGCCGCCCCTAAACAGGAAGCCCAGGCCAGATCCAATCGTCAACTAC